ATTTCTTGGTGTTGAGTTGCAGACTGTGGCGCGTGACAGTATATCGCTCTCATCGTTACATGCTGACCGATTGATAGAGCAGGCTGCGATTGATGCAGGTGTCGCGGTTGTTTTGAGTGAAGCAGCAGACACAAACGCTATTATCTCGCTGCTTGGCTTTTTAGAACCTGAAAGCGCATTGTATAAACGCTTGTCTGTATATGGCGCGGTAAATGCTGCGAGGATAGCCGATTTATTATTAGAAGGCGTTGGGTTAGGCTATGGCGCGGACAAGATAGCAGGTCTTATAAGAACGCAAGGTCTAGGCATGGGACTAACTGACGCGCTTAGAATGGTGCGGACGGTTGGTATCTATTCTTACCGTGAAAGTACAAGATATAACTATGCAAGGAATGGTAATATCGTCACGGGTTGGGTGTGGCATTCTGCGCGAATACCTGGTAGGACTTGCATGTCATGTATTGCCAAGCATGGCTCGGAGCATAGCCTGGATGAAACGCTGAACGATCACCATAACGGGCTTTGTGCAATGTTGCCAATGGTACGCGGTAGAAATCCAGTGAGCGAGAATGGCGCAGCGTGGTTTGGAAATCAAAGCGAAAACGTACAGCGTCAAATGATGCGCGGCTCTAAATTCGATGCGTGGAAAGCTGGCAAGTTTTCTATTGCTGACATGAGCAAGGCTATTTACAACGATGTGTTTGGCGAGATGTTTACAGAAACTCCATTAAAGGATTTGATAAGTGATTAGCCCGGACACATTGGATGAAGTAAAACGAAAGAATAGGTTATATCATTTTCTCTATGGAGGAAACAAACTACAGTTGTTATGGAGAAGAAAAATAAGACCTTTTATAAATCCGCACCTGCATAATATATTGCTTGATTGCTATACCGATGCAATATTGAATGCAGAGCGAGCATACCACGAGGCGATTGAATGGCAGAAAAAGAATTCTGGTTAATCATTAGACAAGCTTTGCTTATGGTGGTCGATGCGATTGAGCGAAAATATCAATTGTCAATCAGAACGTCAGACGCTAGAAAGGCTTATAAAAACGTGGTACAATAACGAAAATAATAAACGGGTAGTTGCAACTTAAACGCTCGCAGACAAGTGTCTGTGGGCGTTTTTTGTTGAAAGGATAAAGGTCGAGATGACAGAACCCAATGGCGAGAAGCCAGAAGTAAAACCCGAAAGCCAAGAAGAACCGCAAGGTGATGAGTTCGATAAAGATCGAGCGATGGCGACTATAAAGAAGTTGCGCGGCATTGAAAGCGAAGCCGAAAAAGAGATTAGACGGCTCAAAGAAGAAAACGAGCAACTTGCAAAGGCAGAAGAAGAACGCAAGAAAGCTGAGATGTCAGAAATCGAAAAGCTGCAAGCGGACTATGAAGCCGAAAAAGCAGAGCGTGAAAAGCTGTTAAATGAAATAGCCAAGCGCGATGCTGAACGAGAACGAAACAAAATGCAACGCGAAGCCGCGCAGAAGGTAGAGCTTCCACTGGAGTTTGCAGACCGTTTGAAGGGTGAGACACCCGAAGATATGGAAGCAGACGCTAAGAAACTACTTGAAGCGATGCCGACAAAGCCAAAGCCGAGAGTAACATCCACTAACCCCGCAGGCGGGGCAGGTGGAAGCGGCGGAGAAACTGACGCAGAACGGCGCATTCGGTTAGGGTTGTAAATCATTCTAATTATAGAAAAGGACTAAATCATGGCAGAAAATCCTAACACTTGGGCTGACATTTCATCTGTCGCCCAAAGTATTCAAGAGGACGCTTTATTTGTTGTGCGCGAGCTTGGACAAATGCAGGGTCTTGTTACCATGTTTCGTGATGCTACTGGCGGAAATCCGCGCGTAGGTTACGAGTACAGTGGTGGTACTGTTGTTGAATTGGCTGAGACTGATGATATGGAAAGTCAGGGTCTTACCCCTGCTGCAGCGCAAACGCTGACTCCTGGAATTATCGGAGCGCAATATTTTGTAACAGATTTGCGAGCTTCTAGTGAAGCCCCTGAAAACATCATCACGGATGCAGGGCGCGATCTTGGCTTTATCGCTCTTGACAAAGTAGAAAGTGACCTTGTTGGCGAAATGGCTAATCTAACTGGCGGGACTGTTGGTGCGGCTGGTACTGCTATCACTTGGGGCTATATTTCAGCCGCAATTGCACAGGCGAGAAACGCGAACAAAAGCGTTGGTATCCCGCTCTCTTGTGTCATTCACGGTTATCAAGCCGCTGTGCTTGCAAAAACCGCAAGCGTAGCGGGCGCAACCAGTTTAGCGCAAGCCCCCGGGGTTACCGATGAAATTACGCGGCGCGGTATTACTCCAGCTTTCAATTTCATGGGCGTACCTATTTATCAGGTATTTGCAAGCCCTAACGCTTCGGACGATTTCACTGGTGGGGTATTCCCCAAAGATGCAATTGCCGTAGATTGGCGGCGTGCGATTCGTGTTGAGCCAGAGCGTGATGCTTCGCGTGGCGGCGGCGGTACAGAATTTAATATGACCGCAGTTTACGCACATGGTGTATGGCGACCTGCAAAGGGGATCAAAATGGTTTTTGACGCGACAGCCCCGACTTCATAGGCTGTTTGGTCAGGCGGGGTATAAAGGCAGCTCCCAGCCTTACCCCGCCTTTAATCATGGGAGCAAAGGAATGGGAGCATGAAGAACATTAACAAAAAGCTGATGTGGCTAAGTAACGCGCCTTGGGCTGCTACTGGTTACGGATGCCAAACGCGCATATTCACCCCGCGCATAAAAACACTTGGATACGATGTAGCGATAACAGCCTTTTGGGGTTTGGAAGGTGGACGATTGAATGCAGGCGGTATCCCCGTTTACGCTAAAGGGTTTCACAAGTACGGGCAAGACGTAATCAGAGCGCACACACAAGAGTTTGGCGCGACAAGATTTATAAGCCTTGTTGATGCTTGGGTGTACGATCACAGAGATTTCGATGGTGTTGATTGGTTGCCCTGGTTTCCTGTGGATAGTGAGCCGCTTTCTCCGCGCATACTTGAAGCAGTAAAGCACGCCAAAGAAAGAATTGTATTTTCCAAATTTGGCGAGCGCATGGTGAAAGAAGCAGGTCTTGATTGCCACTATGTACCGCACGGTATTGAAACCGATGTATTCAAGCCGGTTGATGGTATCAAGTTCAGAGAAGCTAAAGGAATTGACAGGGACGCTTTCCTTGTTGGTATGGTTGCAGCAAACAAAGGTACACCAAGCCGTAAGGCATTTACCGCTCAAATCTCTGCGTTTGCTAAATTTCATAAAAAACACACTGACAGCGTGCTTTATATCCATGCAATGAGCGGCGAACATGGCGAACCTGCTACAGAGAACCTTGTACACTATGCTGATTATGCAGGGCTTACGGTTGGAGAGAATATTATCTTTCCTGATACCTACTCCCTACTGTCAAATAAGTACACGGATGAAACAATGGCGATGATCTATTCCGCTATGGATGTACACATGTTGGTTAGCATGGGTGAAGGTTTCGGAATACCGATTGTGGAAGCGCAATCATGCGGCACGCCCGTTATCGTTGGCGATTGGACAAGCATGTCAGAACTTTGTTTCAGCGGTTGGAAAGTCGCAAAGAAAAACTCAACACCATTTTGGACACTACTTGACGCTAACCAGTACATACCGCACGAAGGCGCAATACTTGGCGCATTAGAAAATGCTTATGCCATGCGCGGGAATGACAAATACAGAAAAGAAGCACGCAAGGGCGCATTGAAATACGATGCTGATAAAGTAACGCAGAAATATTGGAAACCCTTCTTAGAAAAGGTTTTTGAAAATGACTAAAACACTTCACGAAAGTTTGATCGATGAACTAATGGAAGGCAAGGTAAATCTAAGCGAGCGAGAACACGCCGCAAAAAATGAGATCATATTATTGCGTAAAAAGTTGGCGAATAGTAATGAGATGGTCGAAGATTTTTATGCCGAACTAGCAGAAGAAAAGCCCAAGAGAAAGACAAAAAAGAAATGACTACTGCCGCAATCATTATCAACTACAACATGCCTGAACGCACCGATGCGCTAGTGGAGTATATAGGGCAGAACGTAGAAAACCCTGTTGAGTGCATTGTGGTTGATAATTGCAGCGACATAAAACAGCCTAGCATTTATACGAGCGTTGCTTTGCAAGATCGTAACGTACAGACTACGAACGGCTGGCTGATGGGCTTGCACTATGCTGATGCTTTAGAAGCCGCTAAAAATTACAAATTCGATTACTACTGGTTTTTGATAACATCGGCAGAGTTTACAGAAGGCGACCCACTTACGCCAATGGTTGAAAAAATGCAAAGCTCTTATAATATCGTAGGTTGTCACCCACGACTAACAGAAAATAGCACAACGCACTGGCAGCACATGAAGAAAAGCGGTAAGACCTGGTTCATTGATAATATAGCGAGCTTGTACCGCGCCGAATGGTTTAACTCTATTGGTAGATTTGACCCCGCATTGATTTACGCTTGGGGCATTGACCTTGAAACGTGCTACAAAGCAAGGCAACAAGGTAAAGAGCTTTATATCTGTGACGATGCAGAAGTAAAAAAGGTCACGGATATTGGCTACAAAATGGACAGAATGAATATGAGCGCAGAAGTACGCAGACAAAAAGCGGGCGCAAATATGGAGCAAATCTTTAGTGAAAGGTATGGTAATGGCTGGCATAGTCTCATGTACAAAGCCTGATAATAGCGTGAAATATAGTTTCTGTATTATTACTGACGGTAAAGAGCCTGACAAGTTGCGCAAGCTGATTGAAAGCATAGACAATCAGATGATAAAAGAAGGCTATGAAATCATTGTAGCTGGCAACTGGTACGAAGATGAAAACGCGGACATTTACATTGAAATGAAAGGAGCAGCACATCATGGCAATCTAGGCATGATAAGAAATGCGGCTTGTTTAGCTTCATGCGGTGATGTTCTGATAGTCCTTGACGATGACATGGTGATGCACAATGGTTTTTATGAAGGGCTTAGAAAATACGGCGATGATTTTGACGTTCTTTCCTGTAAGATACACAACCCTGATGGTACAAGATTTTGGGATTGGAAAGGATACAGGAATGGCGCAAACTGGCTTTTGGAATACAACGAAACAAGCCCCTATGTGTCTCTAACCGGCGGCTTAACGATTATGAAAGCGAGTGTTTTTGATGCTGTACAATGGGCTGATGACAGGGGTTTTTACCAAAATGAAGATGTAGACTTCACGAACCGCCTGAAAGACAAAGGCTTTCGGATTGAGTTTAACGAACACTCTACAGTGACACACAATGCTAACTATACACAAATTGGCAACGGCGTATTTGTGAAGGATTAGAAAATGGCAGCAAGAGACGGAATGACAAATTTAATAGCAGAGTTACGCGGATTGACCGCTGCGGGTACTGCGGATTATTCTCTCGGAACTGTGAGCTATTGGACAGACGACCACCTGCAAAATGCTCTTGACCGTTTTAGGAAAGACATCCATCGTGAAAGCCTAACGCCTGTTTATAGCTATAACGGCGGAAATGTTGAGTATAAAGAATATCGCAGTCGATTTAAAAACCTTGAAAGTGGAACGGCTGCATTTGATATAGAGCTATCAACAGGCACAAACGCAGGCACAGCCGATTACAGCGTAGATTATACGCGCGGAGTTGTTACATTTAGCGCAGATCAAGGCGGTACTGCCTGGTATCTAAATGCTAGGTCATACGATCTAAACGCTTCTGCTGCTTATGTGTGGCGACAAAAAGCCGCGCATGTGTCAAGCTATTATGATGTAAGCACAGACGGTCACAGCCTGAAACGGTCACAGATGACCAAACATTTTAATGATATGGCTATTTATTATGAAGGAATGACAAGCCCCGAAAGCGTAGAATTATATAGGAGCGACATGTGAGCATAGCGACAGAGATTGCATCTATACAAGCAGAGATAACCGCTGAGTTATTGCCTGATACATGCAGCATTTACAGCTATTCAAACGTTGCAGACGGTCAAGGCGGTTGCACTGAAACCGCAAGCGGTACTGTATCGGTTGCTTGTCGCCTGGACAGAATGAAAGGTAGTGAGAATCTGGAAGGCGGTGCAATAGACGCGCAATCTCAGTGGATGCTAACTACCCCACATGATACGGTTATCACGGAAGAAAATAAAGTAGAACATGATTCGGTTTTGTACAATGTAACATTTGTTGATAACGGGCAATCTTGGAACGCGACCCGCCGCGCTACGCTGGAGAAAGCATAATGTCTTATGAGATTGATGGTATCGAACTCGACACAAGGATACTTGACCAAATCACAAAAGAGATGGAGCAGGAAGCTGATGAGATTGTCGGTGAGATCGCTTTCGATGTAGAGACAGACGCAAAGAGATTAGCCCCTGTGCATTTTAGGCTTTTGCTAAATAGTATTCACACGCTGCAATTAAAGAAAATGGCATGGCGCGTACAAGATGGTGTTGAATACGGCATTTTTCAAGAGCTAGGCACAAGCAGGATGAAAGCACAACCGTTTTTCACCCCTGCTATAGAAAGAATTAAAAGAACAGTTGACGCACGCTTCAAAAGGCTGTTTGAGAAATGAGTGTTTTTAATGCTTTACATGCCGCGTTTTTTACCAAACTAAACGTATCTGCTTTGACTGATGAGTTAGGCGGTGCGTATATTTATAACCTGCAAGCCCCTGACCACCAAGATATGCCTTATGTCGTGTTTTCTTTGGCGGCTGGTGCTGATGAGAATATAACCCCAAGCAGGATGAAAGACCAACTTTATTTTATTAGAGCTTACGCAGCAACAGCGAAAGAAGCAGGTGAAATTGACGCGGTTATTGATGGACTGCTTCACGATCAAGAGTTATCAATCACTGGATGGGCTAATTATTGGCTCGCCCGTGAAGATGAATTCTCCATAATCGAAAATCAAGAAAGTGGAGATAAAAATTATATGGCAGGTGCAAACTACAGATTGCGCTTGTCGCAAAACTAGGAGCTATAATGGCTGAATATACTGGAAAGAATATGTACTTTGAGTGGATACACTCAGGCGGAACTGTCACAATGCATGCTGACTTTCGTACTGTGTCACTTGCCCCTGTTGTTGATTATGTAGAAACACAGGCGGGCAGCGATGAGTGGAAAACTCGTCTTGCCCGAATGAAAGACTCCTCTGTATCTTATGAAGGGCTTGGACAGGTAGGCGGTACTGCATTGGAAGATGCACTTGTCGAAGGCACTAGCGGCACTGTACGCTTTTCCCCTGAAGGCACAGCAACCGGCAAGCGCAAGTACACTATCCCCGCTTACTCAGATGGCGGAAACTTCACATTCCCCTATGCTGATGTTGTAACTTTATCCGTCAACTTCACCGGCAACGGTGCTGTATCGCGCACTACTTGGTAGAAAGGATAAAACATGAAAGGGAGCGTAAAATTAAGTGATGGCAGAGAAATCAATATTGATGTTTCTACCATGACACAAAAAGAATGGCGTAATTTATGGGACGGTAGCGTTGACGATAAACTCGTTGACGAAGCTATGGCAAGATGGACAGGTTTAGAACCTAGTGACTTTGGCGATATGCGCCGCACTGATTTCCTTGCAGTTGTAAGAAAAGTTGTAATGCTAGGAAACTCCCCACTTGCTGACCCAAACTCTCAAAGCGCGTCTACTACGGAATAAAGTCAGGTCAGAACCTACCCGCCGCGTATTGGCGTTGGCACATGGTAGAAAAAACAGGCTGGACGCTTGACATTGTGGACGCGCTAGAGATGAAAGACTTCCACGAGTATCTGCAAGTATTAGACGGTAAAAACAAGGCTGTTAAATGAGCAAAAGAATAGCATCTCTCCACGCCGACATAGGCGTAAAAATAAGCAACGCAAAATCCAGCCTTAATAAATTTAAGGGGGACTTGAAAGACAGTGCTACACAGGCAAAGAAAACAAAGCAGAGCTTTGATGATTTCAAAAACGGTGTTGGCGCGGCTACTGGTATAATAGTCGGCTTTGGTGCTGCCCTTTATGGTGCATGGGAAGGGTTAAAAGCAGGCGCGGAATTAGAGCTTGTTGAGATGCGTTTTGACCGTCTATCTGAAAGCATTGGCACAACGGGGGATGCGCTAGAGCGGGATTTAAGCCGCGCAACGCGCGGCATGTATAGCGATGCCGAACAAATGGCACTCGCTACAGAACTTATGTCTCTTGGTCTTGCCAAATCACATGATGAAGCAGTACGCTTGACCGCTGTTGCTTCTGCTCTCAATATGAATATGAACCAGTTGGTTCTTACTCTGACCAATAGAACTACAATGCGTTTTGATGCTTTGGGCGTTGCGGTAGATGGTTTTGATGAGAAAGTAGATCAACTCAAAAAAACGGGCATGAGTACAAATGATGCTTTTCAGGAAGCCTTTTTGCAACAAGCAGAAGCGCAAATAGAGAGAG